CCGCGTGATACAAATGCTTCATATATGAATCTAAACTATGATATTTTTTTATGATTTGGCTTATTGCTTTACGTTTGAGCGCTTTCACGCTGCCGCCGGCGCCTCCACGTTTCACCGTACGAGTCCGTGATGCCGATGCAGTCGATGCGGTCGAAGTCCGTGTCTTCGACTTCGACCGCGACCGTGACTTCGACCTTGTTTTTGAAATACTAACTTCCCCCGTATTTGACGCAGTTGCGCCATCAAATCCACGCTGATACTCTATTTTATCACATTCATACCCTTTAAGGGGGTAATGCGTGTTCAGAAGGGTAAGACGCTTCTGGACTTTCTCCCAACGTGAAACATCGCCGTCGGGGCGCGACAATTCCAGATACATCGCCATACGAAGAAAATCGGGTGGTGCATACCGTATATTCTTTTTAACGATTGCATCACGAGAGATTGCCTTGAATAATGCCGGCTCCATATTCGTAATATCTGCAATACCTGTGAAATTTACGAATACCTTATAAGTTCCATGATGAACACCGGATTTGGCTTCTACATCTTCATAACCGGCCTTATAATAAATATCGGTGAGTTCTTTTGCATGGTCGAGTGCGTTATCTGAATAAAAATCGTAATCAGGAAGCTCTATATCTTTATTGTAAAACTGTGCATCTTCAGGAAGGATGTTATTGATGGCGGTTCCGCCGTAACACACGAGTTTTTTGTCTGCGATGAATTTTTCGACGATGGATATAATCTCTTGGACTTTGGGGTCTTGGATAACCTTTTCACCCTTTCGTTTTTCTACTAAATCGACAGCATCGCGCAAGATCTCGAGTTCTTTCTCTTCGAAGCTTACTTTGTTATCACCGTTGTGTTTGCTTTTGTTTTTGCCGCCTTCCATATTTTCTTCGTTTGACATGTGACGGTCCGTAAAACTAGAATAATATGATATACTACTATCATATGATTAGATAATTTTTGGAATGCGTTGATACCGAACCCATGATGATGATGGTTAAACATTTTCCATCTTGAACCCAAAATGTATTGGGGTAATTTGCGGAGTGAGTGGAGTAACGAACGAAGCAAATTACAGGGTAATCTTGACACCACCTGCCGCCTCTGCGGGACGAGCCTCCATTGACGCCTTCGGGTTGGGAGGTGCCGGCGGAGCAATGGTAATAGGCACATAACGCAATTCCTCGGGTTTCAAGATGAACGCATACCCTACTGATGAAAATTTATCTTCATATGCTTTCAGTTTCTCATCACGCGCCTCTTCCTGAAAACACATCGCGGCGATTTGACAACCCCATGTATATGGCCCGTTATGTCCGTCGTTCATCGGGCGACCTCCCTTATCTGGTATGACAAGACACATATTCTTCTTATTCGCATCCTTGAATGCTTGTGGATCGGCAACATTTTTAACGCCAAAGTACGTATATTTTGAGAGAAAAAGCGAGTTTGAACTCATATTAATCAACTCAAACAGTTTGGTATTTCGATACACCTGGTTTGTCCCATCCACCATCAGTATGATTTTTCCCTTAAAGCCCAAAAGGTCTTCGTTCCCTAAATCCTTAGATTGGTATTCGCGGCCATACTTTGGACCCAACAAATTCCTTGCAACGGTTTTGCTTTGAGATATGATCTTCGCCAGATTATCGTACATGGTGACATTTCGCGACATCATACGCATATGAATAATAAATGGATCGCCTGGATTCGGGCATTTTGAGCCAGAAAACACGTAACTACCCAATACTTCAAATGCATCGCTTACGGGAATATGATTAAATGTTTCCTTGTAATTGAATGAATTCACCGAAGATGATGCAATAACTGGCTGGTTTTCCACTGAAAATACTTCGAAATCGATAAAACGACAACCACGTGCGATCACATACATAAGCGCATCCATGCTCACATTCGAGTTCTTGAATTTATCCGGATTGAATGCATTATATGCGGATTTGATGTAATAATCGCGCAACTTGAATTTACTCTGGCTGTCCTCGGGGTTAATCGACGTGATATTTTTATCGATGAAGGCCTTCGTGTTTTCATCCGGGTTTTCCAAACCTTCTTTTACTGCGTTGATTGGTTTATCAGTAGTTGGCGCAGCTACGGGCGGGGGCGGGGGCTGCGTGCCGGTCTTGAAACTATCAAGTGTTGTTGCCGCCTTTTTACGCTGATTCACCGTCATTTCATTTTCCGGTGTTTCTACTGTAAAATTCTCCGTTGATAACGTGGCCTCCGAGTGAAACGTTTCTACGTTATTCCTTTTGAGTAACTCATTCAATTGGGTCATGAGTTCTGGTTGTTGGTTTTTTTTTGCTTCTTCCGCCGCCGCCGCCGCCTTCACAGCTTCCATCGATTCAGTCTCAAATCCTTCTTTTATGGCCTTTGCTTGATAACACCGTGTTTTAATGAGCTCTGATATCTTCCATATTGCAAAAACGATAATAATGGCACCTATGAATACGAATTCGATCTGATTTTCTTTCATTATGTTGTATATAATATAGATTTTTATATAAAGTTATAACAAAGATAAATAATAACCAACGAATAAAATACTAAATGACTGGTGGTTTATTGAATCTTGTCGCTACAGGCAACCAAAATGTCATTCTCAACGGTAACCCAAAAAAATCATTTTTCAAAAGTACCTATCTTAAATATACGAATTTCGGTCTTCAAAAGTTTAGAGTTGATTTTGACGGTCAGAAGAAGTTGCGTATGACCGAAGAATCCAAATTCACATTTTACGTTCCGAGATACGCCGAACTACTCATGGATACTTACATATGCGTTACACTGCCGTCGATTTGGAGCCCGATTCATCCGCCAGCAAATGTCAACGATATGTGGGCACCTTATGAGTTTCGGTGGATTGAGAATCTGGGCACACAATTGATAAAGGAAATCGTGATTTCGGTGGGCGGAATGACCCTCCAGCGTTTCACCGGAAATAATTTGATGTCGATTGTAGAGCGTGACCTCGATAATACCAAGCGTGATTTATATAATGAGATGACCGGCCATGTACCTGAGTTATACAATCCAGGATGTTCAGGTGCGAGGTTGAACCAATATCCCAACGCCTATCGCACAGGTAATGTCGCTGGCGCAGAACCATCTATACGTGGTCGAAAGTTATATATTCCTATCAACGCGTGGTTTACGTTGTCATCCAAGATGGCCTTTCCGCTCGTTTGCCTTCAGTATAATCAACTTCAAATTGATGTCACGCTGCGGCCGGTGAAAGAGTTATTCACGATTCGTGATGTAGGCGACCCCGGTAATTATTGGCCGGTTGTCCAACCCGATTTAACGAATCCGCTTCATCAGATGTGGCGGTTTTTATATCCACCACCTAGTATTGATTTATCTCTCAATTCATATCCGAGCATTCGCACCGACTGGAATGCGGATGTTCATTTAATGGCGACATATTGTTTTCTCTCGGATGAAGAATCCAAAGTCTTCGCAGCCAACCAACAAAAATACTTGATTAAGTCATATTATGATTGGGTGTTCAACGATGTAACCGGCAACAAGAAACTCAAAATAGAGAATTCGATGGGAATGGTGGCTTCATGGACGATGTTCTTTCAGAGGAGCGATGTGAATATGCGAAATGAATGGAGCAATTATACGAATTGGCCTTATGGTTATTTGCCGTATGATATTATTCCAGCGCCGATTGATGATGACTGGCGCCCATCAGCGTTTAGTGAAGACGTCAGGCAGACGACCGACATCCTTACAAACCTTAATCCCGCATTCGCAAATGACCGATACTTCTTTGATAAAAATGGTCCCAAAAACGGGATTGGTCCCGGTATAAATCCGAAGGATAAACGCCTGACCGGACTTCATATTACTGGCGATTTCCAATCTGAGAATGAGCGCGACATTTTACAGGCGTTGGGAATTTCTTTGAATGGAAAGTATCGAGAGAATTTACTGGATGCAGGTGTCTATAACTACGTGGAAAAATATACACGCACACGCGGAAGTGCGAAACCCGGGATTTATTGTTACAATTTCTGCCTGAATTCCGACCCGTTCGACCTTCAACCTAGTGGCGCTATCAATATGAGTAAGTTCAACCAGATTGAGTTGGAACTGGCAACGATATATCCGCCGTTGGACTCTGCAGCTGAGGTGAAAGTGATTTGTAATCCGAATACACGAGAGATTATTGGTATGAATAAACCCAACGTGAATATTTATCTCTATAATTATGATTTACATATATTGGAGGAGCGGTATAATGTGCTGACGTTTGTATCTGGAAATTGCGGGTTGATGTATGCGCGGTGATTCCATAGCTCCACCGCCGCGATGCGGCGCTTCCGCTATTCCACACCGCACCTGTTCCAATTACCGTGCCAATTATCCCACCGCATGTCACATTGCCAAATACGAACAATTCGCGGAGCGGAATAGCGGAACTGAGCGCACCGCGCGAGGTGGAGCTATGGAAGCGACGTGATGCGGTGGCGCTATGGAAGCGACGCGAAACGCGCCAAAATTATTATATCGTATATATAACCAGAATACATATACGATGGCGGATGATGAAGAAACAAATATAGATGACGGCGGCGGCGACGGCGGAGAAGAAGAAGAAGAAAGTAGCTCTTTTAGCAAAGTCGGGGGAATGTTCGGCGGTGATGACAAAGAAGAAGAAGAAACAAATGTGAAAGAAGAAGAAACACCTAAAAAAGAAAAGGCAAAACCGAAATCACTTTTCGATCTTGCAGCGCTTAAAGAGTTCGGGTTAAGTGTATTGACACTTTTTATCGAAACCCTAATCATTTCGGTGATATGTGTGAATATTCTCTTTTTTTCTACACCAGAAAGTATTCGCAATAATGGACTCAATTTAAATAAACTATTCCCGACTGACCGACATCAGTGGCCGTATTGTTATACAAATGAATATACATCGTGTGATGCGGATAAATGCGACGATAAATTCGGTGGAATCGCCGACGACCCTAAAATTGAAACCGGCAAAAAAATCTACATGAAAGCCGCTATTCTTCTGGATACATACGTATTCAAATGGTTCTGTCTTACCAAAGAAGATGTAGATATGGTGAAAGATAGTGTGGATGAAGGGGTAACGAAGGTAAATCTTTTGAACTGGGATTTTATTAAGGCACGTTTCAAGCAATGGATTAACAACGCATTCATATTTTCATTTTCATCCGACCGCGCGATGATGTTGTATGTCTTTGAACAAATATTGAAAATGTCGAACGCAATACCAGCAGAATTATATGATGTCGTTTCACCGCTCATTATAATCTTTATGCCGATTGTGTTTCTTCTCTTTGTCGGGTTTATGTTGATGGGTGGGCCTTTTTTCACGACTGTTATCGGTATGATTTTGAATCCAACGGATAATCGTAAGGAATTTATAGGCGGGTCATTATGGTCATTATTTACCGGGTTTGGTCTTGGTATAATACCGGCGGTTTCTTATTTTGTTCAGCTATTCCAGTTTATCGGGACATTCTTTATTTACCCGCTTCTTCACTGGGACCAATACCGCGAGTTATATTCACGCTATGTCCCGATTATATTCTTCTTCTTTAATTTGACCTTAATGTTTTATGCATTCGAGTATTTGGACTTGAATGTCGCGGCGATCGTGATTTTGATGTTGCTGATATTGTATTTAACGCATTATTGGCAAGGAATTATGGAATTCGTTAACACCCTTAAAAATTGGGGTGCGTAATTCCTCTTTACGACGGTGTAAAGAACATAAATAATATCGTATAATAAGTATTATATTCATTTATACGATAACACGCCACACGAACGAATATGGGTGGAAAAAATAAGTCGGCAACGTCCTCTGCTGCACCGGCAACACATGTTAATGAGAAATCAACACCCGAGTATTTAAAGAAATACCCATTTGTGAGTGTTTGTACTCCTACGTTCAATCGCCGCCCATTTATTAATGCGATGATTACATGTTTTAACGCACAAGATTATCCACAGGACCGTATGGAGTGGATTATTATTGATGACGGAACCGACCCGGTGGAAGACCTTATCGCATCACACCCGAGGGTAAAGTATTTTAAGTATGACACGAAAATGACACTTGGAAAGAAGCGCAACCTGATGCACGAGAAGTCGCGCGGTGAAATTCTAGTTTATATGGACGATGATGATTATTATCCGCCGAAACGCGTATCTCACGCGGTTGAGATGCTGGTCTCGCATCCAGAAGCATTATGCGCTGGTTCTAGTGAGATTTATATTTATTTCAAACATATCAAACAAATGAAACGTTTTGGACCGTATGGCCCGAATCACGCGACGGCCGGAACATTTGCATTTAAGCGGAAGCTATTGAAGCAACATAAGTATAATGAAGACGCATGTTTGGCGGAGGAGCGTGCATTCTTGAAGGACTATACGGTCCCGTTCGTTCAACTGGACCCGATGAAGGTGATTTTGGTATTTTCGCATGAACATAATACATTTGATAAGCGCAAGCTATTGGTGAATGCGAATCCGGAGGTTGTGAGAGATTCGCCGAAGAAAGTCATGGATTTCATTAAAGACCCAAATCTTCGTCGTTTTTATTTGTCTGAGTTGGAGAAATTGTTGGAGAATTATGCCCCCGGACGACCTGAAATGAAGCCGGATGTCATCGCACAGACACTTCAACTTGAGAAGGAGCGCGCAAAGATGGCAGAAGATGCTGCAGCGGCGGGAGGGGATGCTGGTGGAAAAATCATACTTCAACAACCTGGACAACCGCCAGTAACGCTGAGTAATCAACAAGTAGTCCAGATTATCCAAAATCTACAGGTTGATGTAGAAGCTCGTAATAAAGAGCTTGCGCAATTGAAGCATGAATATGCTGTATTGACGCAAAAATATGAATTGTTACAAAAGAACAACGGAGCGTCGGCGGCGGGGGCGTCGGCGGCAGTGACAGAGGCGATGGTAGATACGGTGGTAGAGGCGGATGCTGCAAGTTCTGACCCGAGCCCATCAACGACAGAGCCTGAAACGATTTATGTGTAATAATCGAATTACGATAATATCATTTACTGAAATTGATATTATCAAGCGCGTATTTTTAAGCTTTTACGATCTCAACAGAGTTAATCTTCAAGCAGAGAAAACTGTTCTTTGATTCGTGAATAATGAATTCATGAGTTTTATTGTATTCTTCGAACTTATCCTTCAGAATATTTTCAATCTCACTAACCGGAAGGTCATCCTCCTTTGTTTTATACTTCGATCTCTCGTCATCTGCGTGGTCGTCTTCGCTCTCGCTGTCGTCACGGTCGCGGTCGCGTCGGTTCTTCGATTTCGACTTATCCTTGGACTTGGACTTTGACTTTGATTTCGATGCTGGAGGTTCTTGGTGCTCAGGCGGAAGATATTCCCACTCTCCAACAGCCTCGATCGTCTGATTATTTGTGATGAATACAACCGAATCAGAATTGAAAACGAGTGCAGTGCCTGGTGTATGATTATAGTTATCCAGTTCGATTTCGGTGATGAGGTCAAATTCGTCCAAAAATTGAGTTTTACGAAGATAACTCCGGATATAACTTGTGATTTCGGGTGTGATTTTTACCGTATAGGTCTTGTTTTCGTCGTCGCTGTCGCTGTCACTTCCGCTTCCACTAGCGCTGTCACTTCCGCTTTCACTAGCGCTGTCACTTCCGCTTCCGCTAGCACGGTCGTTGTCATCGTCGTCATGGTGGTTATTTTTCTTGCGGTCGGATTTCTTACTCTTATGTGTTGCAGATGCATCGGGCGGATTCACCGAAATACATTCAACCTCTGTATCTAAAACTAGGCGATATTTTGAATCAAACGAAATAGATGCACCCATAATAATGAATTCTGTTCTAAATACTCATAATATCTTTTCGGTATTATTCAAACGCGTCATTATTCATATTAGATCATATTCAAAATCATCGCATTCTGGCTCCATTTTCTCCATATATTTGTCTAAATACCGATAAATCCGATTTACATCCAGTTTCGTGATTTCATACATCTCTAAAATTCGCGGGATTTCTTCCTCACTATACTGTTTTTTCAGCGTCATGAAAAATGTAAAAAGGTCGCTTTGGTCCATCGAAAGCTGAATACATAAATTCTGTATAAATAACTGGTTGTTATACTCGGTGCTATATTTGGTAAGGACCTTTGTGAAACGAACCTCTGTAGGATGAAACCGCGCCTTCTTCGGAAACGATTTGTGATATAAGTAATGATTGTAAAACGTCTTGATAAGAGATGATAACTCATTAAAAAGCCAAATCTGGTTCTGAAATGTAATCCGGTCAAAGTAATCGGCCTGGCAGATATTGTCGAGAACGAGTTTATAAAACGGCGCTGAAACGCTCACAGGCATTTTTTCAAGAACATCGATTACATTTTCATGCCATAACAACCCGATTGTGGTGCGGTCTGTTTCGTTGATAAGAATATTATGGTCAGAAATGGGGTATTCTGTATTCAGTAATTTTTCGGTGATTTTTTTGATATCTTCGTTATATGTTTTTGGCTGAAATATCGCATGAAGAATATTATTAGCGAGTATTGTGTTTGATTTTTTACTCATCTCCATAACCGCGCTAAGCTTACGTAAATTGCCTTGGACAAATTCGATGATATTTTTTCGCATCGTCGCATCAACACCAGGCAACGTGAGGTCGATAATTTGCGTCATTTGCATCGGTGTTGGTGTTTTCAACTCATAAACATAGCAGACTTTCATCAGCTCCTTGATCTTCTTGTCGATGTGGTAATTCCCGATACAAATGATGGGGTTCATCGTGATTTCCTCTTGTTTCTGTTTCTTCGTCTTTTTAGGACGAATGAGTTTGATGAGTGACGTGATTCCGCCTTTATCGCCGTTATTCATACCATCAAGTTCATCCATAACTACGACGATTTTCTGGACTTTACGCTGGAATATCGACATGATATTTTTATCCGAAATGTTGTGCTGGGTGATGGACTCGATGATAGACTTGTTGCGAATATCGCCTGCATCATATTTCACCATGTCATAATTCAATTCTTTTAATAATCTTACAACGAATTCTGTTTTTCCAGAGCCCGGCGCACCATAGATATATACACCACGCTTGAATGTGAGATCAGACTTGTTTTTCTGGAATGA